CTTGCATCTTTTGGGGTAATCATTTGGGCGATTCTTGCTTTAGATATTCCTGAAACTAATAAAGAGTTATTCTATCACTTAATCGGTATCGTAGAAGGTGTATCACTAAGTATCTTTGGATATTATTTTGGTACTTCTATGAAAGATAATCAAAAATAGGTTTTTTAGTTCGGATTTTTTTTTGTTCCTTTCCGTAGCGAAAAAAACTACTCCTAATTGAAATACAGATTTAAGTATATTAAGAAGAATAAGAAGTACGATTTTACTCAAAGTTTCGTATCTTATGAGCATTATTCTAAGAAGCTAATTCAGTATAAGCAAGATTCTATAAACTTTACCCACTATAAACTATGACACTAAGAGAACAGATTGATAAAGTAATTAAGAGTAACCTTAGTGATAGAGATAAAGTAGATGAGTTATTTAGGATAGATTGTAAGATGTACACAGAGTTAGGTTCTGATAGTACTAAAACTGAAATAGAGAGTACTAAGAGGAATAGTAGAATTATTTACCGAGCAGTACAGGATATCGACTTTTGGTTAGGTAGTGCTTGTTTAAGAACTCAGGATGATAAGAAGAAAGCACAATAAGAATCAAGAGATTCTCCACAATAGGACTAAAAAGCCTACACCTAAAAAACCTTCACGATCTAAGATAGTACAGAAATTAGATACTGTATTCTCCCTTTATATACGAACTAAACACGCTAAGAATGGTGTATGCACCTGCTGCACTTGTGGTAGAAAGTTTGAGATTAAAAAAATTCAAGCAGGACACTTTCAGAGTCGTAAGCATTATTCTACACGATGGGATGAGCTTAATGTACATCCTCAATGTCCTAAGTGTAATGTATTCTCACAGGGTGAGCAGTATGAGTACTCTAAGTTCTTAGATAGAACCTACGGAGAGGGTACTGCAGATCAGATGGTAGAAAAAGCACGAGAGGTAGTAAAGTTCTCTACTTATGAACTTGAGGAGATGATAGAGTACTATCAGAAAGAACTTAAAAAGCTAAACTGACTTGGAATGAGATAAACACTCTTGTATATTTATAGAGTCTTAATTCTGTCTTTGTTTGTAATTAAAGGGGAGTAGTTTTTATAGCTGCTCCTCTTTTTTTATTTTAAAAAGTTACCTTTTTTACTAACACACTTGCACAAATCAAAAAGTTGTATAACTTTGTTAAAAATCATTTACAAATGGATATTAAGACACTTTACAACAAGAGCCTAATCACATACGAGGTATGTGAGGATGTACTTAATCGTACCGCTTTCTACAAAAGAAGTGAGTATGAATTAAGATTAGAAGATGGCAAGATCATCTTAGACATTTTTACTCAGCCAAGCACGACTGAATACGATTTACAAAATCATCATATAGGTATTTAGTTATGGCTACATTTAAAGAACAATTACAAAAATTAGACAGACTAAGAGATGACAACACAAAACTTATGTTTGAACTTGTGGGTATGAAAGATAAAAGACTTACCTATCAAGAGGCACGAATAGAAGCCTTAGAGAAGCACATCGAAAAGCTGAACATCGAAATCTTAAATTTACAATTCAAATTAAATCAAGCACAAAATGCAATTAACGAGTAGAATTACAAGCATCACTCCAAACGGTGAGTGGTCAAACGGACAAAGAACCTTCAATAAGTACAGAGTTACTTTTGCGAACGGTGATAACCTTAGCTTCTTAGCGGTAGGTGATTTTAAAGGACAGGTAGGCGATAACTTAACTTATCAGAAAAATGAATCGAATCAAACAGGAAAGGTCGTTAGAGAAAATAACTACCAAAATCAAGGCTCTTATTCTGCACCTAAAAGTTCGGGAAGCAAGGAAGACACGCAAACCTACATCATCAGACAATCGATGATTAAGGCTGCTATTGATTATCACGGATTACAACCTCACGGACATTCTTCTGAGGAAGATATCATTAGAACTGCAAGAAATTTCGTAACCTTTATAAACAATGGATAAAATGCAAATCAAAGGAAAAATCAAAGTTATTGGTCAGACTAAAACTTTTGGAAGTGGATTCACTAAGCGAGATGTGGTAGTAACAACTCAAGAGCAATACCCTCAAGATATCTTAGTAGAGTTCACTAAGGATAACTGCGAAACCTTAAACAACTACAATGTAGGAGATGAGGTAGAAGTAGGAATCAATCTAAGAGGTAGAGAGTGGACATCACCACAAGGAGAAGTAAAGTACTTCAATACTATTCAAGGATGGAAGATCGGTACTACTCAAGCTGAGGTAACTGTAGAGGCTCACTCTCCTGACAGAGATGATGACTTACCATTTTAATAATACGGGGGACTAACCATCCCCCTTTTTTATTATCTTAGAACAAAAGACAACCAATGATAGTAAACATAGCAAAGACATTAGACACACTAAACGACATACGAACAGGCAAAATAAAAGAAGGACTTAAATTAGGAATAGAAGAGATAGATACATACTTCAGATTTAAAAAAGGATTTACAGTAGTATTAGGACACGCAAATACAGGTAAGACACAAACGATGCTTTATTTAATGTTTCTATACACACTTAAACATAATATCAAATGGCTCATTTTCTCCTCAGAGAATGCACCGCACTCCTTGTATAAGAAACTTATAGAGTTTGACACAGGATTACCACTTAATAAAATACCTGAAGATGAGGTCAGAAAGCGACTGATTAAGCTATCAATGAACTTTCAACTTATAGATCCTTCGGACTTATATACTTATAAAACCCTTTTATCGGAAGCCAAAGAGATTAAAAAGAAGTTTAACTATGATGGATTTTTAGTTGATCCGTATAACTCTTTAGTAACCGATGTAGGAGCTGCAAAATTAGGAAAGCACGAATACGATTACTTAGCAACAACAGAGTTTAGACAATTCTGTACCGAGAATGATTGTGCTTTATGGTTAAATACTCACGCAAACACAGAAGCACTTAGAAAGCAACACTCAGCTTCTCATCCTTACGCAGGACATCCTATACCACCAATGGCTTCAGATGTTGAAGGAGGAGGTAAGTTTATCAACCGTGCTAATGACTTCTTAGTAATTCACAGGTACTTGGCTCATCCTACAGATTGGATGTACTCAAACATTCACATTAAGAAGATTAAGGATATTGACACGGGAGGTAAGCCTACGATGATGGATGAACCGATTAAGCTGCGATCAGTAAAGAACAATGTAGGATACGAGATAGAAGGTAGAAACTTAGTCCAACATATTAAACAATCACTAACCAATTAAATAATAAAGGAATATGATTATTCAAATCGGAGATAGACAAATCCACATTCAGTTCGTACCGACCTACGGATTGGCACTTGGGTATCTATTCTATAATCCACTACAAGAACCCGACACAGACGAGATAGACGAAGAAGATTATTATGAAAGACACACAGTCTTGCTAACGCTCTTTGCTCTAATCGTTACTGTATGGAAATCTTAAAAAAGCTATTTGAGCGACATAGAGATTGGTGCGACATCGTAGAGTCCTTTGGATGTAATCCTCAAACCGCAGAGGATATCGTACAAGAGATGTATCTTAAAATAGGTAAGTTAGTTGCAAGTGGAAAGGACATCACTTTTGGGAACGATGTGAATCACTTTTACATCTTTAGAACACTTACAAGTATCTTCTTAGATCACAAGAGAAGAGAACGCAAAGAAGGAGATTTTGATTTTGAGAACTACGATATAGAAGACGATCAAGAAGTGGAGTACAAAAAGAAATACGAAATCATCTTAGAGGAGTTAGATAATATGTATTGGTACGATAAGAAAGTATATGAGATTATAGAGGGAGGAGAGAGTATCTCAGAGCTTAGTAGAAAAACGAATATCAGTTACTACTCACTCTACAATACTTACAAGAAGGTAAAGAAATACTTAAAGGATAAGATATGAAAATACTAAAGACGATAGGATGTTATGTTAAACTTGGAACAATGGTACACGCAATTACTGAGCTGCTTACTTTTGGTAATGCGTATCGGGTTAGCTTTTGGATTGCAAGACAATTCGGTAAAGAGGATTGCGGATGTCATAAGCGAGAACTTTATCTGAATTGCTTGACTTGTAAAGAGGAGTGTGATGAGTGAGGAAGATAAAGCACTATGGGAAGAAGTAAGACCTAAAAGAACTGCTACTTATTATCAAAGAATGGTAATGGCTGATCTTATGACTAAGTACTACGGAGTAAAGAACAAAGTACCTTGTGCTTGTCCAAGTACGATTAAAGAAATTATAGGACAATTAGA